TTGGTTCCGGTAAAATATTTATATCCACAGCACTATCATCAGGCGGAATTGCAAGTTCTGTTCCAGTTTTATAAACATCTATCAAAGAAGGGTCTTTGCCATTTGACACATCAGTTATAATCTTATCAAACAATGCCATGTTCGCCTTAGAAACATTTTGCTTATCTCTGTCTGTGAAGATATTCCATAGTCCCTCCCATTTTTCTTTGCGGTTAGCGTCTATTGTGTTCTTGATATGCAGAAGTGTGTGTGGTGGTACTTTAACATCAAGCCTTTTCCACAGCGTATTAAACTCTTCGTCAGAAAGTTTGTCTTTATAGAGATTGAGTAACGCACGCTCTACACCGTCACGTGGGTCGCCAACTATTCCTGCCGAGTTAAGCACTGCGAAATCTTTTAATAAATAATCCATTACAAAATCTTCGGCCTTAATATAGTCGTCCCAGTCAGTAAGGGGAGACTTCATAGCGGTTTTTCTTAACAAAGAATTAAACTCTACGGGTTGTAAAAACGGACTTTGGGTTGTTCCTATCGCCAAATCTATTTGGTCGAAATCTGTAATAGTACCATCTAAAATTTGTTGTCTAATGTCGTGGGCTTTCTGTAACCCTACCTGTTGGTTGATACTTTTCTTTCTTTTAGATGCAATTTTAAGGGAAGAGTTTAATTTTTTAATATCATCTGGCAAGAGGCTCCCTCGGTCGTCAATTTTCTGTTGTGCTGCAACAAAAGAGCCGTCGTTTATCAAAGTCTTTATTTCTATTAAATCTAAATCACGGTCATTTAGATAAAAAGCAGACGATTCCCTTGTTTCGTTATATTGCTGTTGCCATTGGTCATACAACGGACTGTCTTGCGGGGGCTTTAGGGTATAAAGAGACGTAATTTGGCTGCTCCATTCAACAGATGCCATTCTTTTTTCAACACGAGACAACGAACTGTTGAGATAATATTGCGAAACAGGAAACCTGTTATTTGCTCGTGCTTCAAAAACAGAAGAAACATTCTGGTTATACTTGGTTTTTATCTCATTTATTTTGTCGTTATACCGTTTACTAAAACCAATTTTGTCTTCAGAGAAATCGCTAAAAGTGTCATAAGATTGCCTATTCATACGGTCTATATCTGTGGCCACCCAAGTATTTAGCTCTCTGTTGGCTTGTGAAATATCAACCCTGTCTCTACCTTTTTGCTTTTCTTGCTCAACCTTAAATAACGCTTGCCCTATATCGCCTATTCCCTTGCCTAACGCCGCCAAACCCTGATATTCAGCGCCGCCAATAGCAGGGTCTACGGTAATTGGCGCAGCGCCTACGTTTGTGCTTGGCAATCGTCTTTGTCTATATGTTGGTATGCGAGGCAAAACAATCTCCTTATGTAGTTACTTTTGCACTAAATGGTCTGTAGCCTTGTCCGTAGGCATATCCGGCAGTACCTACCCCTGTTAATATACTTCCAGCGGCTTTGAATGTTCCAGCCTTAGCGGCGGCGGCGCCTCTTGCTTTTGCTATCCTTCCACCGAACCTCAATCCTTCTGCTTCAGACTTTCTGAAACTTTCGGCAAGATAACCCTCTTTCAGTATCCTTAATCTATCAGCTTCAAGTTCCTGTGCAGTTTCTTCTAATAGCAAAGCAGGCGTGCCTATCCCTGTCAACACCCCACCTTTAGCAAGTTGAACTTGTTGTGTACCAAGTAGTCTTTCACCTTCTTTTTCAAACTGCCTTGCCTCTTCTTGTGCACGTTCACGTTCAGCCTCGGCCTGACGCTCTTTCAGTTTGGCATTGTATTCAGCTAACTCCTGCTGTGCCTTAGCGTCACGTTTGGCCTGTTGACCGGCTTCATATTGGCTATGTGCACCCATAGCAGTTCCAGCTATAATTAAAGGTATCACCAGAGGTGGCATTATATTCCTCTCAATGTGTATAAAAGTACATCTGTTTTGTCTGCGTTATATTTTACTAATGTTGCTTCGTGTTCAAATCCCATATATTCTGCGAATCTTATCCCTGTCCCAAAATTAGGACTCATCGGTGCTTGCACTCGCCATAAACCTGCTTTCTTTACTATTTCTAAAAACTTGCGTTTGCACTCTCTAAGAACTAACGGCTTTATATCAGTTACACAAATAAACCACGCCTGCCCTACGCCTGTCCATAATAGTTCATATCCACCACAAGCTACTATTCTGTTATTGCGAACACAAGTCCATGCTTCGCCAGAATTGGAAAGTGCTTCTCTGCGTTCAGACGGCATATCGCATAGATTTACTGCACCCTGGACGATTATGTTTTCAGCATGTTCGGGTTTGTATGGTATATGCTCGGTCATTTATTGTGCACCCCTGTATCTAACACCAGCCCTCGGCACGTCATCGGCAGAGGCTCGTCTTGCTGAATAATTATATCACCCGACCTGTCGTAGCCGTTATTCATAGACACTTCCTTTATACCGTCAAATAGCGTTGTGCCGAAATCTACAGTAGCCATATCGTCAGCATCTACGCCGACCTTGCCTTTCAGGGTTTGGTAAAAACTCACAATAGCCTTAGTTATCTTTTTGGTCAGAATTATACCCATTCCCTCAATATCGAGCTTGCTTGGCTTTACAGTGGATACGTAGTTCAGTCCTATATGATACGTGCCGGATATTCCTGTAACTACTCCACCCGTTACAACTTGGTCTGTTACTACTACACCATCATCGAGTATATCGACAGTCTGGCCGTTAAGGTGGCTTCTGTCCTGTGGAAAGGCTGTAGTTCTTTCTTGTGCAGTTGCACCAGAGCCGCTACTCCAATCGTCAGAACCGGACGTATCCTCTGTTATGTCTGAGTCAACGAAATGTGCGTTTACTAAAGTTGCTATATTGCCTCCTGTGATAAATCAACGCCCATCCCCAAAAGGTGATAAGGCAGAGGATATATCTGTTTAATGTACATATCTCCACTCCTGTCGTATGTACCGTCATAAGGTAGCTCTACATGGCCGCTGAATAGGTCTGAGTCGGTGTCTAAGGGGTCGTTTAAGTCTCTTAATACCATTGAGTACATATTATCGCTATCACGCCCGTAATCGCCTCCTACGCTCTCGTAGACGTTTGGTATAATCTTGCTTATCCGCTTGATGTTTACCTCGCCGTCTATCTTCATAGGTAGGATTGTACTTGTGTATTGCAAGCCTATATGGTTAATTGTCGTGTCGTCGTCCATATCTACTGCACCGCCTGATACTACCTCTGTGCCGAGATATGAGCCGTCGCCTAAGCCCTGTACGGTCTGGCCGTTAAGATGGCTATAGTCAGTAGGCATAGCGGTTGTGCGATGCTGTTCGCCAGTTTTTATCTTTGTTGGCGGCTGAGATAACCATAGCAAAGTTGGATAAGATACGTCTTCTTCAATTTCCCAGATATTCAAAAAATCCCAGTTGGTAAATGTGGTTTCTTTGTACATATCGTTTGCGCCACCATCGCCAGAAGTGCCTTTGGTAACACCATCAACATCGCCATCATCGCCAACATCGTCCAAATTAAATCCGTCTCCTTGAACATCACCATCCCAAAAACAATCACTAAATATACCCTTACTATTTCCCTCCCCAATAAAACCACCTACATCTTCATACACTGTTCCTGCAAAAGTCATTGCGGAATAACAATTCGTTATTGTTATATTGGCAGTAAGGTCGCCAGCTAATCCACCACATTCCCTAAGTCGCTTGCCAACAGTTCCGGTTATCGTTCCTGTTGCATAACAATTTTCAATGGTCGCCGCCCCACTTGTTATACCAACAATGCCACCACAATTAGTGTTTAATGCGGTAGTACCACTTGTAAAATCGCAGTCTGTATGGCACAAGGATATAGTAGTACCAGAACTTGCACTTCCAACAATGCCCCCAGACCGCCATATTCCTACAGTGTCAACACCTGTAATCGACCCTGATACACTACACTTTCTGATAATATTAACACTTTCTGTAACGCAATAACCAACTAATAGCCCAGCTCCAGAACCGTGCGAAATATTTGCGAACACATAATCTGCGTTCTCTAAAATTACGTTTTCTATCGTAACACCATCAACACGCCCAAACAGTCCATAATCGCTATATTTGTTTAATGGATTATATGTTGCAATTGTTTTGACATTTACATTACTTATAGTATAATTTCTGCCATCAAAAGTTCCAATAAAAGTATTATACCCACCGTTATCTGGATGTCTTCCACCAATTGGTTTCCACCAGTCTATACTACTGCAATCTATGTCGGCTGTAAGTTCATAATCTCCGTCTCTTGGATAATCATCGTCCCAACTTATCTTCTGCAATTCTTCTGCCGTACCAATTCCAATCTTACCAGGAGTTACGATTGCATCTGGATATTTGTAATTATTGCTCTCCCAATCGTCCAACCCAGACATACCGGATATATCGCAATCAACGAAATGAGCATTTGCTTTGGTTGTCAAAACGCCCTCAAAAAATTTTTATATTTTATACTTGACAAAAGGTTATCCTTATAGTATATTATAGTTTTAATCGGAGATATTATGGAAACTAAACAATGTTCTAAGTGTAAAGAAGTAAAAGGGTTAAGCGAATTTTGCAAAGATAAATACAACAAAGACGGCCTTTGTTGTCAATGTAGAAAATGTCGTCTTATAGCAAGGAATCGTTATCGTTCAACGCAACAGGGTAAAATAACAGAAAAGAAATATCGCTTACGAGAGGGTCATAAACGAGCACAACAAAACCGTTACGTTCGTGATTTCCACAAGAGACAGGCGTGTAATGCCGTTAATCAAGCCGTTAGAAACAATAAATTAAAAAAAATATCATTATGTACTTGTACAATATGCAATGGACAAGCCGAAGAGTATCATCACTACAATGGATACGATATAGATAATCGATTAAATGTTATTCCGCTTTGCAATAAATGCCATAGAATTTTGCACCAAAAAATTAAAATGCACGGGGAGCCATATATTCTATGTACCTCTTTGTAGCACCTCCGATAGTACGATTAACCGAAAACCATATTTGGTCTTCTTCGCCAGAAGTTGGAATAACCGCAACGCTTTCAAACTCTGAGGCGGTTTGTGTTCCGGCAAGATTAGTACTTGTAATTAAACGACACCACGACCACACATCCTGACTTCTTTCATAAGACAAATAAGCAACTTGCCCATCGCCTCTTATACATAACACAGCGGGGTCTGGCGTTCTCTGATAAGCTATCTCATCTATGGTATTCTCTGTAATATGATTGGCAAAGACAGTTAAATCCTCCGCTATCATTGAGTCTTTCTCAAAGTCGTAATGCATCTCTCTAAGCCTGCGCCCGCCACGCTGGACGAATAAGATAGAATCACCTACCAAAATAGCCTGAATATCTTCAGAACCATAGGTTGATTGTATCTTAGCATTCACATTGGTAGGCGTCATAGCCTCTTTGTCGTCACTTGCACCGAGAACGTGTTCTCCGCCATAAGTGCCGAGAACCAAAGCGTTCTTAGACACTATCCAGCGTATAGCATTCTGTCTGCCTGAACCTACAAGGGTAAAGATAAACGCATCGTCGTCGTTTGTGCCAATAGTCATATCGGTATAATCGCCTGAAACGCTACCCCATACAGTAAGTGGAAAACTTGTGCTGCCCGCAAAAGTTAATCTTTCCTCGCTTGATATTGCTACACAGCTCGGCCAGCCCCTATAATTACTCCAATAACCCTCAGCCCAACGGTGAGTTTTGTCGGTAGAGCCTAAAGTTTGCAGGACTGTACCAGTAGCCACTGTCGTACTTGTAACGTCTGTTATCTCGACTATCCCGATATGAGAAGTGTCTCTAACAGAGAATTGTGCTTCTGGGTAATGGTCGCCACTTACACCCGTATCAATGTCTGAACAGTTTATTCTATAGTAAGCATCGCCGACATCTTCCTCGCCCTCGACAGCTTCGTTGTTATTGAATGTTGAGGTTACAGTGGCCACAGTTTCCCACACTGTTGATGTCTCTATGTAAGCTCGTTCAAGTTTAAATATTCCTGACCACGTACCCTTAGTTACAAAATCCCATTTAACGCCTTTATACACCAATAAAGAATCCGACGTACCTGTTGCAGTAAATATTTCATCTATCTGGCTCTCCTCCATAGATTGAATAATTTTGAATAGCGTTCCGGTTATGGCGGGGGCGGTCTGTGAAGTGCCTGCATTGGAGTCGCCAGTTGCCACGCTTGGCTTGTGCCCATTGGTATTAAAACCGCCAACATCTGTGCCTGCCTGAAACGGCGCAAACGCCGAACCGTCTTTGGCTGTACCGGAAGCAGTAAGTGTGATTGTGCCGGTAGTGGCTGAAGGTGTGATAAGCGCAGTTGTTACTGTGTTGAGGTCTTGGAATGGGCCCGTCTTACAACCATATTCTTCTAAAACAAATGTGGTCTCGTTGATTCTCGACAACTTCCTCGGCTCATAACTGGGGTGAGCTATATACATAACATCGGCGGACTGCTCAAATTTAAGTTCAAACAAGTCCGCCGTAAGGTAGGGAGAAGGAATCTCATATATAGGGTATAAATCGGATGTAAGCGCTCCCGCTGTATCGGTAGCATTCTCCCATTGTGTAGGGTTGCCGTCACTGGCAGGGTCACCGCCAGTTGCGTCTGTGCCGCCTGCGTCGGCGACGTGACCAATTAGGCAACGATAAATGTCCGTATCTGAACCCTTGACAAAATCGCCTGCGTAATAAGTTGTTCCGTCTGCCCAAGTTGAAATACTTGCGGCAAGTTTACTAACAAACCTGCCGCTGTTTGCGTAAAATCTTATATATTGATTGCCAAACTCTAATATGTATGCCTGGTCAACTGAATAGACAAAATCTACCAGCCTTATCTTGGCCGAACTGTCTTTTGCTTCCCCCACAAAGTATGTACCAGGACGCCTCTCTGCTCCGCCGTAAATCAACGGATAGAAGTTCTCCATTGTGCGGCAACCCATTTGGTATTTCTCCTGGTCGATGCGCATATCCATTAGCGGAGAAATTTCGCCAGCGTTGAGAGACTGGATTATCTTGTTTGTTTTTGCGATTAGAACCTCCCGTAAAATGCTGTTAGATTGGTTAGTGCTGTCGCTTCTGCGTCAGTGGTATTAAATTCTATCATCCAATACCTATACCCGCAAGCGTCAAACCATAAACTCCCAACGCTATTGCTGTTTCCGTCGGCGTCCGTACCAACCACACCTTTTGGCCAGTTATGCCAAGTTACTACAATCTGGTCACACCAGAAAGTATTTGCTATAGCTGCGTTATTGTGAGGCCATTTAACTACCGCTTGTGTTCCTGTTGTGCAAGTCCCTTGTGCAACTCGTTTTGCAGGCCCGTTCTCATTTCGCCAGGCAGTAAGATACCATATCGCATTTCTGCTATGAGCTGTGCTGCCAGCGATATAAATCTCCATACCGTTTGTTTCAAGGTCGTGAGTGTTATTATCTGTTTCTGTAGAGTTGTTTGTCCATTCTACATTGTCTTTAAGTAAGTCTAACACCCCGGCTGACGGCCTATTTTCATAATCCCCCGCCGTAGTCAAGTCGAGAAGCGTGTCCTCTGCCCCTGTTGCCCGCATAGGCCAGATTTTATGAGAAGGTGTAGTTAGGTTCACGTTACAGAATCGCTTACTTCATATATAATAGTAATTGTTGGTGCAGTTCCAGACACATTGGCAGTAGTACAGGTTAATGTTTGGTCAACCATTGGTATGCCATTGTGCGGTATTGTTGCATGCATATTCAGTGCGCCACTGGTAGCCGTTGCGGTAAGGTTTCCAGAAGAAAATATAGTAGCAGTTCCATCGCTAAGAGTAAATTGCCACTCTACATCTCCGCCAGTAGTAAAATATCTTAACAATCTTCCTGTTATAGGAAATGTTGTAGTTGCACTTCCCGCTGCCGTTGCAGCAGAAGTATGAGTAAACGTAACACGCCTCAATTTTGCTTTGCCGCCCTGTACTGTTCCAATAACAGGGTCGGCTATTGTCATATTTGCCATTATCTACTCCTATATTATATTGTCGTTTACATTTCCGGCATCCACCCAGCTTGTATCGGACTCTGCTACATACTTTTCCCTTTCGTCCATAGCCACAGCCTTCGACCAAGCAAGGTCGTATTCCTGTCCAAGCAATTGTATTGCCCGTAAATCCTGTGTGAGGTTGTAGTGAAGTTCTATCGCCAGTTTCAGTACAAGTAACCTCGTGAACCAAGGCGGAAATTTAGTTGTATCAGTTATTTGCTGGACTATCGTTAAGCTAATCTCGTCGCTTTCCTCGTTAGTAAGGATATAATCACCCTCTCTTATCCAGTCGGTAATCTCTACGCCGCCGACTTGAACAGAAGAAATTCTTAGAACGGTCGGGCTTGACGGTATAAGATACCTGTAACTATACTCTCCGCTTCGCCAGTAGGCATAGCCTGTGCCGGTAGCCACGAATGTTGCCGTTACATCAAAGGTTTCTGTAGTAGATATAGCTGTAACTTCGTATTCGCCGTCATAGCCAGTATCACCATCCAATTCCACCAAATCGCCAACTTGTAATGTATGTGTGGCTGTAACGGTTATATCGCCGGATGTAGAACTTTCTGCAATAGAGATAATTGTAAACCTCTCGTCGTCTATTTCATTGTACCGACGGGTTGCAAACTTCCAGCCCAACTGCGGGCCTTCCACAAGCAACTCATCCCTGCATTGTTCATAGAGTAGATTACACTTAACCTCTAACACAGAAGAGCCTGGTGTAACAGCATCATCTATGGTGCTTTGTCCCATTTTTAAGAGAGCTAAATTACAAATTTCAGTAGCATCTGTAGCCATTAGCGCCTCCTGCCTTTAGCCATATTATCTCCTTCACAATTTCCAAACCCGCCACCTGTCATTGGCCCCTCTCCATTAGGGCTAGTACCATCTAATCTTGGCATTACAACTCCTTATTAAATATCTTCAAAATAGAAATAAAGCGTACCATCAATATCTGCTGTCGGGTCAATGTTTACATAAAGAACCATTGCGGTATTAGGCGGAAGCAAGACAGAACCAAATTCCCATGTTTGCGCTCCTATAAAATCCTTGTCAAGAAACATTTTCTCAACTGTGTTTCCACCAGTCAAATCCATATCGCCATCTCTGCCCTCACACGTTACGTCTGCGGCCTTACCCCCAGCATAAAGATTAGTTGGTATTATAGCTGTGCCAGAAGTAGGACTTCCGGTTACACCTATCTTTAAGTCAACTTCAACATCAAGGGTTGGAGTATACATTGTCAATTTAGTTATCTTTAGATTCTTATTGGATGTATTCTTTAAGTAAAAGAAATCTGATGTTACCGCCCCTGAATCTTGCTCAAATACTACCGAATATGCATCCTGGTTTTCAACAGCTATCTCGAATGGAGTTTTATTGTCAGTCTGCAACCTCTCTTGTTTTGTCACCTCTGCATTATATGTATTTCCGTTTATTCTCATTTTACATCCTCATCATTAACCTGCTCTCCGGTCAGGACTTCCTGGCGGAGATTTAATTTCTTTAACTCTATATAAATACCCTCAAGGAGTTCCCTTGAGGACATATCTGCTATCAAAAGCGTATTCTCTCCGCCAACAGTTTCCGACCCCTCTATAAAAGAAGTATTGGTTGTACTTGTGCCGGTAGTCGGTGTGCTGTATGTTATTTTTTTAATTGTCAACGGGCACGTCCTTTGGGTCTGCGGGCAAATCGGGTTCTACAAATTTTGGATTTTGCGATTGCTGTATCTGTTGTGTATAATTAGCCAACTTAGACGCTTGCGCAATAACAGCAATCTTCACAGCCTGTATTTTAGCAATTTCGGCCAACTCATCATATTTAGACTGATACTTTGGTAGCAATGTTCCAATTAGAACACCAATTGTCAGTGTGAGTACGTATTGTAAAAACTTTGTAGCTTTAGGATACTTCATAAATAATTATCCCTAAATAAAAGTAGGAGTGGTACATTGTGTACCACCCCATTTACAATTTATTGTGTTATTTCTACTGTGTTAGTTCCATCACCAGATGTTCCAAGAATAATCCAACCAACCGTGTCATTAACATACATAAACGATATTTGGTCAATAGCATCTGTTAAAACAGCGGTTGCCCATCCAGAAGAGGTTGCTGGTGTGATTGTAGCCTCACCACCATCTGTTACAATAACCACAGATAATATCTGCCCATTCTCACCGTCTGGGAGTCCCCATGCGGAAGCAGCGCCACTTGTACCAAGAACAACGGCATCTGTTAATGGCAAATCAGCATTAGAATTATCTTTGGTAGCTGAACCAGCCTCAGCAGTATAAACAATCGTTCCAGTATCATCTGGCAGTGTTAAAGTTGCATCAGCAGTTGCATCTGTAGCTGTTAGAATGGTTTCATGGTCGTCAGCAGTGCCCTCAAAGATAAGTTGATTAGTACCGCCAGTAACAGAATTAGCCGCCTCTGGAATATTAGTCGCCAAAGTAGAACTCATAACAGCTAATGTATCGGCTGCACCCGTCGGGAACGTCCATGTTATATCAGCAGTTGGGTCTGTAAACACTACTGTCGCTTCATGGTCGTCAGCTGTGCCTTCGATTTCCCATGTCTCAGCAGCAGCACCACTAAAAATAGCTTTGTCTACATGGGTAATGTTCATTACGTCACCTGCGGAAATTGTAAGGTCGCCAGCACTCGCACCAGAAGCGGTAATAGCCACAGGGCCAGCCGAAGCTGTAGCGGTTATACCGCCAACGTCAGACAAAAGCGTTATCGAGTCAGCGCCTGTACCTTGGTCAGACTGAATATAAATATATTCATCAACCCCGCCGTCAGCCACAAGTTGTATACTCTTGGCAAGATTGGCATTTGATACCAAGCTAATTCCGCCAACATCACTTAATATTTGCACAGACGCAGCGGTCTCGGCAACTGATGTACCTGTATCATTAAATATTTTAAGAGTCGACGATGTGCCACCGTCAGCAATTAACTGAAGCGCATTTGCTGCATCCTCTTCTGCCTCAATGGAAATACTACCAAGAGCTGAATCTATAGTAATATCTTCACCTGCGCCAGAATTAGATATTTCTATTTTACTTGTACCGACCAAGGCATAATCGTCACCAACAGTTAATGTATAATCACCATTAACAGCACCGGCAGCAGTAATTGAAATCGACCCATCGGCAGTATCAATAGCAATATCATCAGCGGCATCAATGTCGATATTATCCGCAGATGCAACCTTGATGTCACCATCGGCATTTGAGGTAGAGATACTAACGGCATCAGTACCCGTACCAGCAGACGTCAAGATTAGGCTTGCATCAACAGCGCCAGCTTGGCTAATAGTTAAATCTTCTGCACCAGCATCGGCAGTACACGTAATTGAACTTGCGGCAGCGTCAAAAACAATAGTTCCAACACCCTCAAGGTCGTCTACATCGCCAAATGCCATCGAATCAACACCGGTATCAGTAGCCCACGTGACAGTATTTGTACTAAATACCATTGCAACATCTTCTGAGTTATCACCAAACTGAATCTCATTATTCGTGTCAAATAAGATGCTCTGTGAGTTCGTCAGACCAGTAAGCCCTTCGCCACCAAACAGACCTGCTATTGATATATTCCACGAGTCACTGGTACCCTGAATATCAAAGCCAGCAGTACAATCTATCTGCAATCCAACAGCAGTAGCTGAATCAGCAGCACTTGTGATGTTCATAGCATCAGGGTCATTAGTAGAATCATTTTGTGCTACGATTAACCCAGCATTATTATCGCCATCACTAACCGTTAATGTGACAGCAGTGCCATCTACATCAATACCATGACCAGCATTGTATGCCTCATCAAGCGTTCCACTCGAAGAAATACCAAGCGTTAGCCACGAAGCACCATTGTAATAAGAGATATTCTGTGTGGACGAGTTGTAATAGATATTTCCTTCGGTTGATGCCGGTTCAGTGCTGGGAATGAGATATAGGTACGAAAACCCAGTTGTACCATCTATCCTGTCTTCAACTTCCTGACACCAGTCCAGAAATTTGTCCTTAGGCTTATTTGTAAAGCGGTATGCGTTTTTCCACGTTTTCTTTTCATCAATAGACGTGGTAAACGACGCCATACAAAGTTGAACCATAAAGACAATGAAGAGTAGTATAAGTAAAAACTTTTTCATTGTTATTTTCCTTTCTGGTTAAATATTAGAACTGTCAACCTGAGTGTCGTAAGTCGACCCTATAGGCGAGTAGCTCAACCACGCATCAACTGAGCCTTGCGTATATGTTCCAACACAAGTCACGCCAAGCTGCAGATACCTTTCAGTATCAACAGTAATTGGAACGGCACCGCTAAACACATAATCACCAGCAGCGTCCAGATTTGCGGTAGCAATCGGGCCGGTTGACAAAACAACCGTACTGTTGCTGTCGTGACCCTCTGATGTGTCATCTGCAAACAACTTAAAATCACAAGTAGTTCCACCAGCATAAACAGTTGTCCCAACCCTGATGTTCAGATAGATGGGAGTGCCCTGGCCAATATCAAGGTCAGAGGCAACCCAGTCAATCTCTTTTGCGGTGGCGGCATTGTAATCAGTCGTGTCATCAGCATAGAGAGCGCCGTCATCCAATAATTCAAATTTTGCATCATAAATAGACATTTTTTATCCTTTCTTATGAAATAACAGCCTCAACATTAGTAATTGCGTCGCAACGTCTTACCGGCATATCAAGGAAATACATTTGAGGTTTACCAAACGGATTATTCTCTGACCAGTGGACGTTAGTTTTATCCTTGGCCAGAATTTGCAGTTGGGTAAACACAGTTTCATTACAGTACATATAGATAGTATCATTCGTCTTAAAGTTATTCCTAATCTGAATGATATAATCTTCATTCAAGGTGTTGGTAGCAGTATGGTCGGGGTCAATATTACACAACCTTTTAACACATCTTTGGTCTTCGATACACAACCCAACATCCCAGCTAAACTCTGTTACATAAGCCCAGAGGGAATTTGTTGGGTTAGGTGCAGTCGCAGATGTAGAAGCAACGGCGTTGTCGCCAGAAGTGAAAACACGACCTTCGTCTTTCTTCTTCAATCCGCCACCATCAGTGTTACGAGGGTGAATCAGATAAACCCCGCCTGGCTTCCATTGAATGAACCAAATCGACGTATTAGTATTGTCATCAGTAGTATGCCCATTACTAAGGACATAATTTGAACCCGTACTTAAAGAATTATACCTGTACTGTAGTCCGGCAAACTCTTCGGGTGGACTTGCTGTGGGGCTTAATGCTCCACCACTTGCATTGCCAACTAAAGTGTTGGCAAGTTCTTGCCCCATCGCCTCAATATAAGCACGTTCCTGTTGCTGCCGATACTTAGCGGGATTTGGCTGAAGCCTCATTACGTCTTCAGGACAAAGATAGCGGGCTTTTAACATACCCATTTCTTCACGAACCTGATTGACGAGACCAGTGGTTGCGTTCCAACCATTACCAACCTTAACCCAATTTACGGCTGGAAGACGTGTACGCCTTGCAACAACGTGAGAGGTGATGTCATTCGCACGCTGAACAATAGCGTCAGCAATAATATCATTAGTCTCGTTTAATACTTCCGCTACATCTATAATTTCCTGGTTATGCGTCATTTTTGACGCAAGCAATAGATTTTCACGGTCGTCTAAATTAACAGCTGTAATAGCCATAGTAAACTCCTTTAACAATAGTTAGACTTTCTCTACGGTCGCAGAAGTTACCCGCCCATAACGGACTACTACTTGCTGATATGTTCAGCCCCCAACACGACTTACGTGTGTGCACTCAGACCATTGCAGGTTATCTGAGATTTCTGTATACCTCACTTTATCCCTTGCGGGAGATTAGTATTTATGTCCACGTGCCTCAAACCAGGCACGGGCTTTTTTGCTTTCTTCATCTTCGCCGGAAGCATACATTTCAGGCGAAGTTTTATATTGCGGCGTATAGCTATCTTCGTCAGCGTCGCCAGCTGCAGAACCTTTAATTAAAGTATCTGCCATAGTTTTTTTGCCCAACCCGATAAACTCTTTCACGAACACAGGGTTGTTGCCAAGACCAGACGACTCCAATAAATCCCTAAATTCCTGCGAGCAGGCTTCTTTACAGAACCTTTGTGCTATGCCGACCTCTGTATCATATTTGTCGCCAAGCTCTTCTTTTAGCGCCTTCTCGCCAGCCTCTCTGCTTGCAATCAAGTCGGCGTTTACTTTTTCATAATAACCCCTGACAATGCTTTCAAACGCCTGCTTGCTTACGCCCTGGTCATAGGCTATTTGTTTGATTACGGACTCAATACCCTCGTCACGCATGCCAGCCATTTCTTCTGGCACAATAATCTCATAGCCGTCTGGGTTTTCTGGGCATCCGGTTTTTTGATAGAACGCCCTGATTTCCTCCGCCGAACTTTCAGGTGTCGGCATTTTAACCCTGCCACCAACTGTTTTCTCAAGTTCGGTATAGCCCTTGATTACATCGTCGGGTGTTTTCCATCCTTTTGTTTCTACAATTTTTTTAGACTCCTCTCCATACCAAGCGGTCGGAGTTGTCTCTGTCTGGGTTCCCTCTGTTACCAGAGACCCTTGAGGCTCTTCTGCCATTTTATATTCCTTTCACTCTTTTGCTGCTATCAACAGCGTCAACTAATCTATCGACCCGCCATTCGAGTCGAGTAATTCTATCTATTAACCCTTCAATTTCCTTCATAGTGCTAACTGTGCCAAATCCAGTTTCCGCAGTTTTTTTTATTACTTTCTTCGTTACCTTTTTTTTTACCATAATTACTCCGAGCTTAAATTGAACAGATTATTTACATACTCATTAGCTTTTTGCGGGGTAGTGCCTATGCCCATCTTCTTGAGTATACGCTTAGAAAAGTTCTGCACAGCTACCTCACCTTCTGTTTGCAAATTTGTGTCGAAGTAGCCTGAGTTAATTAAAATGTCAGACAAAACCCTGCGACCCGCATCTGTAGAGAAGCAGGCACGATATGAAGCAAGCTCATTACTTATTTTTTCTTGCATGTTTTTTCGCCCTATATGCCCTATATGCCCTCTCCGCCGAAGCCTTACTCTTATACATAGCCTTGCCAGAACCTATCCGCCATTTATTTCCTGATTTTCTTACTGGCATTTCAAACTCCCATCTGGCCCGCTATTAACTCTGCGGGACTGCCGCCTTCTATCTTTTCATTTATTTTAGGATATGCCTCAGCAATTCCTTGTGCCTGCTGCAGTATCTGCTGTTGTGCAAGTTCAGCTTCCTGTTGTTCTCTCAACTGGCGAACTTCCTCGTCGGTTCTTAATACGTCCTGCGGGAAGTTTGTAGAGTCGAGTATTCGCTCTGCTAATTTGTCAGGGTCAATCTTATCTAATACTTTCGGAAATATCGTTGACGCTTGTGCTATTTCGTTTAGGCCGGTTTTTATCGGCTGCATTTCCATCTGCCGCCTTCTGGCTTGCGCAAGCGGGCCGATAAGCTGAAGGGTCAACCTTATAGGCGGCAAACCCCTCATCTTTGCATCTTCATTAGCATCAATTAAAATCTGAGGAGGCTCAGGTAATCGTCCTGCTTTATCAGCTATTTCGTGAACATTCTCGTTGGCCGGAACAAGACCTTCACCATAAAGCCTGTCTTGCTGTGGGCCAAGCAGAACAGCTTTTTCGGCTGCACGTTCCATAATCTCGGTAGCCGTCATCTCTCGTTCTGCTCTTGCAAGAATTAAGAAAAACTCTACTCTGTAGGCGTCTTCGATTATCCGCTGAACTTTTTCTTCTCTGTCTATAGCAATTGGGTAATTAACGCCGGTGTGGACTGGCTTGATTATATCCCCGCCACGCTCGTAATAGTTATGGCCATCAGGAGTCATTCTGGTATTGCCACGCATGTGTTCAGGTATATTCAGAACTGGCTTAACTGCCCTGTGTGCAGCTTCTAATAGCGTTTTGCTCATCTGGTGAATTTTCTTAATAGACACCATTGCATCAGCGGCGGGCGAATATCCGTAAATCTCGTCAGAGTTCTTTCGGAATCGCCAAACGGCATAAGGGTTAATATCAAAACCAGACCTGCGTATCACATTGTCGGGTTTGCCGTCTTTATTAGCCTCTGCCTGAATATACACAGAGGCATAAGGCTTATGGATAGCCAGTAAGCTGCCGAACATTCTATCTTTATTAGGAAATACAGCATGAATAAACTCGTGCTTCTTTTCGGGGTGTTCTTTAGAATTATCTATTATATCCTTTGAGAGGTTGTTTTCGCCAAATTTGTCTACCGCCTGCTTTGCCGTCAGGAAAAACTTCCTAAAAACTGTGTCAACCTTTCCATACTTATCTTCTGATATAAATATCTCTCTCGGGTGGATGGGTATATGGACAGCAACACCACGGCCTATATCTTCTTCGGTAAATAAGGTGGCAGTCCCTATCGAACCAGCGTCCCTAAACCACTCACCAAGTACAGAATAATAGTTAGACCTGTTATATTCGCCATACATAGCCTCGTCGTATTGCTGAAGATACGCTTGAACTTCATCAACCCTATTCAACGCAGGGCTTGATGTAATATTCTTAAACCAGTTCAAGGACTGACTTACCAAATGACCCTGCATACCATCAACCCACACGCTTAAAGCAGAGTTTGGTACGCCGCTATAAGAACTCTTACCCCTTGCCTTGCCCCTGTCATCAAATCTCTGCGAGTCCCTAAGAAGCTCTCGGCGAGGATTTACATATCGAGCTATATCATACAGCATACTTTCGTAATGTCGTTTCTCTTCTTCGAGTTGTTTCATTCTAAGACGAAGACTCTCTGGTAAAGTTTTTTCTGGCATTACTTAGCCCCTGTTATATTGTTCATTCTAAAATCTTCAAGAGATTGTAACATTTTGATAAATCTTGGAATGTCACAAATATGAATGTTAAACTCTTCTGTTTTATTCTGGTCTGTTTCGTATTCTGTTATGTCACAACAACCATTCCATTTAATAAACGCCTCATAAAAACCGTCTTTAGCTTTTACGGACAAACACTGAGGTTCTTTGTCGCCAAAATCATTGGTTATAACCCATTCTGTCATGCCGTACTCCGACCTAAAATAGTAGCTTTGCCTGTTTCGGCAAGGCCCTGCCCCTGTGTAAGTATGGTACCAGCCCTGCCGGCAGCGAGTATCCTCTGCCTGCGCCTGTCTCGCTCTTTCTGCTTCACCTCTTCGTCGACCTGACGAGGCGTAGGCGTTGGAGCCGGTACAGCAGGCGCAGATGGCGCACCGCCTTTGTATCTGTAAAAAACGTCTTGCCAAAAAGTATTATATAATTTCATATCTCACGCCTCATAATTACAGAAAATTCTTTAAGACCATATCTTTGCATAGCCCTCATTTCACTACGCTTTGTCTCACAAGTTATACTCGTCATTCCCCTTGCCCTCGCCCAATCCTTAGCCAACAACATAGCTTTTCTGCCAGCCTTGATACCAGTACTATTCCAAGCCTGTGCAATCCATAAACTATTCCTATTGCGATAACCAATAAGGAAACCGTCAATAACGCCATTGTTTTTTGAAACAAGGCAAAGAAAATCCGGCAACTTCTGGTGGTATTCAAACTCTTCAAGTATCACCTCTTTTGTATAATCCCCACATTCAGTAAACCTTGGCGAAAGTGTTGCCAAGTCAATATCGGAACAAAAATATATCATTTCCTTGCCTAAAACTTGGACAAATAACCCAATCTGCCACACCTCATTTCCTTCTCCTATAAGCCATATTCCAATGGATTCCAATCGCTACCTTTGTTTCCGCCATATCCAGGCGCACCCATACCTTGATAATTAGTCAAATCCCCCAAGGCCATATACAAATAATTCACAGCCGACCTGTAATGGTCTGGCCCTAATTTGATGTACCTATAAACCCTATCGCCCTGCTCTGTCTCCTCTAAAATCTTGGCACAGTTACACATCTGTTTGGCAAACTCTTCCACCTCCTCGCACTTGCGAGGTATTTCTATCTGCTTATTTTTAACCCAAGCGTGAGTTTTATCGAATATCTGGTTTCTCAAGAGCGAGTAAACCCCAGACTTCTCGTCGGTCTTTAAGAACTCTCTTTGTTTGTCTTTGTACTCTGCGCCAAACACACGGTAAGGTTCAGACCGCTGGAACTTAGTAAATGACTCCTCGTAAGGCCGCACATCCACAACAGCCGATTTAACATTATATTTTTTGGCAATGTCGTGGACGGCATCAAATCCCTTGACCCGGCACAGGTAGATAACCTTAGCTCGTTTATCATCAACCTTCTCTCCTATAACTACTGTGTGGTAAGCCTTGCCAACATCAACCCCCATAGCAGTTTCACGTATACTTATCGAATCTCTCATATTATCATTACCACAGCAGGCAAATACATCAGACTCGGTAAGCCTGTCCTCAGATGCGATATACGGCAAACCGAGGATAGAATTATAGAACGTGCCCATCTTGCTGCCGTCGGCTTGTGCTTCAGCCCATCTGTCCATTACGAGCTGAATCTCGCATTTCGGAGTAATCAAATGGGGAATGTGATAGCCGGATATATCCCTGTCTTTATATTTAGGCACAAATTCCTGGTCAAGCACAGGTATCTCTTTGCCGCATTTAATACAAGCCCAATATGGAGCAAATTTGTCGTGAGTGTTGTCCCGACGATATTTTACACAATTAGGAAACTCATCAACCAAGCAAGTATAGCCACCGCAATGCTCGCACTTCGACATCGAGTTCTTCTGGTCAGAAATGTTAAAGGTCTTGGCTATCCCGAAATCAGGCATTGTAGGACTGCCTAAATCCACTTCACGCTTGAAGTCAGAGTTCAAGAGCCTGTCCTTGGTCATCTCAACCATCTGGTCGTCAAACAAGTCTCGCTCATCACGAATAACCTCATCGGCAGGAGTAGACCTTACAGAAGAACTGTCCTTCTTGCGACCTTTCAAATTCTTGGTAGCAGTAGCACCTTTTAAAGTGAGAAATGCCTTGCCAACCTTCTTGGCAAACACGCTGTCAGTTGACTTCAAATACTTGCGAATACAAGGATTGTCGTTAATCAAGGGAGTAAACCGAGTCTTGCTGAAATCCTCTACAGCGTCCCTTGACGGGAAATAGTAAATTACACCCTGTGGATAAACCTGATTAACCAATGCGTGAATACTGCGAATCATAAACGCAGTAGTAATACGTGCCTGAGTACCCTTCATTACAGAGATAAACCGAGAATCATCAGTCATTATCTCTTCCATATAACGACAGCCGTCAAGAGTAAATGTAGTATTACCCATCAACTTTATCCTATTAGCCATCGCCCAATAACAAGGATTGACCTGCATCAACTTGTCATTCAGCTTCGGGTCGTCTAAATCAATCACAAACGCCGCCCTATATTCCAGATACACATATCATTCTTTTACAAATCTTCATTTTTCCTTCTCCTTAATATCGCCTTGCACTCCATTATTATCTTAGCCAGCATAACATCGCTTAAACTATTCAGACATATTACTACAAAACACCACATCTCTCCGCCTCCACAAAGTTATCCACAATCTTTACCTAAATTACCAACCCCAATTATTGAACCAAAACCAAAGAAAAAGCCGGTACCGCCATATACAACAAACGAGACTTAAAAAAAGTTATCCACAATTTCTAAGCAACATAAACCCTTATTTTACGTCGGGCTTCTTGTCAGACTCGCCCAGTGCAACACGAATAGTCCCTAAAGCACCATAAATAACATCACGCTGAGCTTTGTTCAAAGCTACACTGTCAGCTAATACAGTAAGCGTCTGTAACGCCTGTTTAACCTCTGTATCCATTCTTGGCCGCCTCTCTATCTTTTTTGTCCTGAATTGTTAAAAGTTGGTTAAGTTTATCTGTCGTATATACATATAATCGCACGGGGGCATCAACCCCTCTCCCACCCCCCTCTTAGCTATATATAAGCCTTAGTTTTACTTTATGGCTGTTGCATACCCATTGCCAGCCGTTTGGCCATCCTGCGTCGTTTTGAACGGCCTGAGAGCTATTACAGCAGCTATCCTGACTTGCTCAGCCTGATGTTAGTAGCCGCCTTGCTCATTCTCTTCAGCTCTGCTATTTGCTCAGGCGTTAGCTTGTCCGGCTCTTGCGCATCTGTATGGATAGTCTGCTGCTGCAAGCCGCAGATATTGTCCATTTCCTTTATAGCTGAAACCATACCTGTTGGATTAGCCTGCTTCTCGGCTATGTCGTGGGCGTGGCGAAGCATCTTGATAGCTGTACTGATAGTATGTTCATACTTTACCCGGTTTTCAGCTTTCAGCCTGTCTATCTCAGCTTTTACAACAACATTGGACAACATAAAATTAGCCCTATGCTTTGCATAGCTTTCCTTATACCCAGCTCTTATCATAGCCTGAGCGCAGTTGCTATCCTTTATATACTCTTGGCAGAACCTTAGCTGTTTTTCTGTTATCTCTCTTCTTCTCATAATCGACAATCTGTGATTGTTTTATCCTTAAATTATTGGTTTATTTGTTTTCTAAGTATTTTATAGCCGCTTTCAGCCTATAAATATCATCTCTTGCATTGCCTAACATTGTATTACAGTTTCTACAAAGCAGTCCCCGCACTTTGCCTGTAATATGACAATGGTCAACATATAACCTCTTTCCGCCTTTATTCACCCCTTTACAAATTGCACAAACGCCTTGTTGTTGCTGAAGCAGCTCACTGTACTTTCGACCATCAATTCCATACTTTGACAATTCAAGGTCAAGCCGTTTTCTTTGAAATGTCTCCCATTCCTCTTGTGTTTTTGGTATTATATTGCTACGGTTCTCCCTTATTTTTTGCATAGTTTTCCACATTTTATATTTCATATAACACTATCCAGCTTATTTTCAATTTTTTTTATTTTTTCTCTTGACAATTTCCAACTTTTATGTTAAGTTTAATGTTGAAGTATGACGATAGTATTAGTAGCTCATTAACAAATAAATAGCG